TTGTAGTTGTCGGCAATCGCATTGTGGTAATGCAAATGCCTGGGATGGGTGCCGCCGATGATGACGATTTTCATAATGGTCTCCCTTGTATTCCATATACGTATTTACACAAGGCCAACGTCAATAGGAACATAAGAGTTAAAGGCCATACCGGCACCCGAAATATCCATAAGCACTGCTGCCCAAATTCTTCAATGTGTGCCCTTGTTCCTACTACCACCGCACTAGAAACGTTAAAACCGATTATTATGTAGATAATGATAATGATTAGGGGGGTATTCATAACTCTAACAGTCCTTTCCACTGATCCACTGACTTATCAATGGTGTAGTGTTTGGTTAGCGTATCCATCCCCGCTTGCGCTGATATTTCCCGCACGGTTGCACGGGTTGCCAGTTCGTATAATTGCGCATAGTTTTCTCCATCCGTTACCGGTAAGCCACAGGCCCACGCGGTCAGGTGTTTGTTGTTTGACTTCACCCTGCCCCATGCACCGGGGTAGGGTGGCAATAGTGCGATGTCATGCGATGCCATTACTTCGTTCTCTTTGTCCACCTCGAACCCCGTGTGGTAGATTGGAAATTTGGCTTTCCAGGTTTCGCCTGGCTTGTCATCGAAGATGGTTAATGAGAAGTCCACCCCGTTGGCTTTGAGTCTGTCCAGGTTCGCCATTGCCCCCAATAGGCTGAACCTGTTTTGTATGACCCCGCACCAGATGAAGCGAATGTGATTGGTGGGCTTGTGTATCCGCTGGATGGGGTAGCGGTCTAGTCTCATGCGGTCTGGGATGAGAAATTGGCGTGGCTTTCCGTACCATTCATAAAAGTCCGCCTGTAATCCCGGATTGCTGCATGTGATGTAGTCAACGTTATCCGCCATCTCCCTTGCTTCTGTCGGACTAAACCAGTGTACCGGGTCGCAGATGTCCCAGATGACTTTAGCGCCACAATCCCTATATTTTTGTGCAAGTTCAGAATTTACAATCTTGACAAAAACGATATTATCTCGATGTGGATAGAACATGCCATCATATTCGATTACATCCGCCCCTTCAATCCCCTCTGCTACCCAATGCGCCCGCAGTCTGGACGATGCCCACTTGATTGGGCCCGGGGTGATGAATAGGACGTTACTCACCATACACCTCCTGCTGTTGCACCTCAATCTTGCCCCGCTCTATGTTGATGTGCTTCCGCTGGTTGCGCCTTGCCTCAACTAGCTTCTCTTCGCTGACAGATCGGTAATCACCAATACCCAGCGGGTGGTTGACGATGTGTCCGCACTGTACGTCTGGATCACCATAGAGCTGGTATCCGGCTTGTAGTGCGAAGAACGGGAACCTGATATCGCTGCCGATTATATCTCGGTCACATCGCAGCGGGCGGATCTCTTCTTTCAACTCTTCCAGGAATGCCCGAACGGGTACAAGGTGTGCTTTTCTGTGTTTTTCCTTGCAGTCTTCGAGGTATTCTTCCAGTCCCCGTAAGGCGCTCATTATCCGCTTCAGGTCATACGGCCAGATATCCATGTCATCTTCGAGAACTTCCCATTCCCCTTTGAGAAGTGCCCGAACCCCCATGATGACATCTCGGTGAACTAACATACACCCCCAGCCGCTTGCACCGAGTGGGTGGAGTTTTCCGCCTTCTATCGTTCCCACCCAGGGCTCCATCGGCCATTTTCCCCTCGATGGCCTGTACCAGACCGGAGCGAGTACCTGAGGATTGCGTCTCATGTAAAACCCGCTCACATAGGGCAACTTGTGGCTCCTCAACCTTTCAAGCGTGTCATTGGGGAAGGTCTGATCCTGGTCTAGCAGTAATGCAAATTCGTGCTTAGTTAAATCTATGAAGTTGTTAAGGTGCCGTTGTCGCGCCTCATATCCCTTGGTTGCCCGCATAAAAACAGGCGGCGAGTCACCGGGCCGTCGGGCTATTAATTCAATCGAGTCCCTACATGGCCCGTGCTCGCCGTCCGGCCCGACAACGCCTATATAGGCGCTGCCTGTGTATTCTTTTGTTGGTCGCTTCTTCGCCATTGCTCTCCAGGGTGGTTGGAGATGGTACCGGAGCTGCGCCTGCTATGGACCACCCCCAGCGGCAGTCACAGCCCCGGCACCGTCACCATTAGGTCGTGTTGATGGTGGCAGTTGTCTTGAAGTAAGCCCAGGTTGTTCCGGTTGTGTTGATAGCAAGACCAGCCACGCCGGTGGAATTGACCACAAGCGTTAGTTTGAAGTCTCCGCCATCAGTTGATGGTAATGCGGTTTCAGCAGTTAGCAGGAATCCTGTACTATTGGCTCCAATGTAGCGCGCTCCATCAACTCTGATTTGGTCAGGGAATAGAAACCCCGTGCTATTTTGTGCAACTGGCTCAGTCGTCTTTCCGCTCAGATACAACCCAGCGCTTGCCTTGATATTGCCGGTGCTGTCCGCTTGAAGGTTTCCACCTCCAATATCCAGCCGCTGAGTCGCCATTGCGCCTCGTGGAGTTGTTTGTGGACGTGCCATTATGTCACCTCCCCTAAACTACATCGGCAAAAAAGTACCCCAGGTCAGTGGCGACAGCTTTCTGGTCCCACTGCTCTTTGGTCTTAATCAGGTCGAGGTCGTTGAGGTCGTCGCGGTTCTTCATAATCACGCCGTTTCCACCGCCTCCAGGCCATGCAAAGGTAAGTCCTGCCGTGGCTGAGAAAATGCCAGGGCTCGGGCTAACATAGCACACCAGGCAGTCATCGTCGATGATGCTGGTTGCGCTGAAAGAAGAAGCCTCGTTGGTGTTGGAGTAGGTCGCTTTAGCTACCAGGTAGTTATCAACGCCCAGCAGCGCAGCAATGGCTGCCTCCATCTTACCTTGAGTCGCTTCCGAGGTGTACTTCACCCGGTCAATCAAGTCAGGGTGATTCTTCAGTGCGCTGTGGACCACATAGCCCATGCAAACCGTGTTGGCTCCCATGCCGCTGTTATTGCTGATGGTTCTGATTGCGGTCTCGATGTCTTTCACAGGATCACCCGCCGAGTAGTCATCCCAGTCCGTGGTGCTGTTGTCATCATCGGTGCCCCAAACGCCAGTCGCCATGAAGTCAGCCGCAAAACTCAATTCCTTGCGGATTAAACTTTGCTGACCTAACCACTCGACTGCGGCGGTTTCCAGATCCATCGGGACCTGCGAATTTGCTCGTATTTCATCGGCGATTGGAGTTCCTAGCGCCCACTGCAATGTGGCATAGGTATCAGTTGACACACCGATGTCGGCCCGTGCGTATTGCTGCCCAGGCGTTCGCTCTTCCATCTCGGTGCGGAACCAATATTTCTTGGTGAATACGTAAAACGTGCCGGAGTCTTTGTCGGTGGATATCACCGGGAAAACTTGGCTCGCTACGAATCTGCTGGCGTCCTGTTTGTAACCAACCAGAAGGTTGGTTAAAATAGGTTCTACAGCTTGTACGTCGTTAATTGTAGGTAATGGCATTGTCTATCCTCCCTTAGCTCGTGGCCCGGTACCATCCGGGGGCAAGTGTTACGCGGATTATGTCACCCGCCGTGGCGGATGCTTCCATCGCGTATCCAATTAGCTTGTGCCCGTTGGTTGTGGTTGTCTTTACCCGGCCCGTGGCTGATGCGGTAAGTGCATCGCCATAAGCGACACTAGTCTCAGCAGCCGCCTTTCCAATTCCGAGGAAGGCCACGTCACAGACCTCGCTGGCCGCGGCGTCATTCTGGATAACTCCCAGGATTTCATCATTGGCCGTTGATGCCGGTTTGCAATATCCCGCGGTACTGGACACTTTCACCACGTAATACTGTTTTGCGGCGAACGTGGATGTGGCTAACAGTCCGGGGATTGATTCGTATTTTCCATAGGTTGCCATATTAATTACCCTCCTCATAGGCATTATACAGGTCTGGCTGTTCGGCAATTACGGCGCGCATGGCCTGGGTGTAATTCAGGCTCTTTTCAGCCGCTTTTGCAGCGATAGCCGCCTGGAACTTCTCAACGGGGTTATCAACCCCTTCGCCGCTGGTGCCCACTTCATCGGTCAGATTCGACTCGACAATCTGGGCGGTAAGCGCTTTGAACTCCTGCACAATGCGATCAGCGGTTTCCTCTTCTAGCCCTGCAAGCAAAGCGACAAGTTCGGTATTGGCCTTGGTCTCACCCACGGCGGCGGTGTACTTGTCAACCCGCGCCTTGGTCGAGGCCTCGGCTGCCATGTTGTCAAACTTGGCTTGCAATTCATCCCGCTCCTGGACGGCGGCTTTGTATTCCTCCGTTTCGGTCACGGGTTCAGATATCAGCTCCTCCGTCTTTGGTTCGGGCTCTTTTGCGCTGAATGCCGCAAAGATACTCTCATACCATTTCTTCGGTACCTCAACCATTTCAACTTGGTCAGTCATATTTCCCTCCATTGGTTCTAATGGTTCTACTGAATACAGCGCAGCGGCTTCACCTAGATGGGGTGAGTGCAGCAGCGCATCTCCAACAATAAGCGGCCCGTGAAGAAATTCCCCCGTGTCGGGGTTTTCAAACACCGGCCCTTCATCCCAGATAACCTCCGGGGAATGGTAGCGGTAGTCACCGTCCGTGATTACCTGCGCACCCTTCTCGTTTAGCTCCGGGATGGCGTAAAGTCCATCCTCGCGCACTTCCAGCCCAATGATAAACCCACCGGCCGGAGCGTCGTCTCTGTGAGATCCCCGCTTGATAGGTGGCTTATAGTGCGGTAACTTGAATTTGGCGGCTAGTTCCGGGGTGATCTCCCTGGATTTGCCGTCTTTGATTATGGTGCCAAACGGAAACAGCCGGTATGGTTCCCCCGGCGTGACGCTGGCGTATTTATCGAGCAAGTAGAAACTTTCCATATATTTCCCTCTGGCATAACACAAAACGCCAGAAACGTGGTAGCTTCTGGCGCTCTCATTGGCGCTCTTGCTGTTCGGCGCTCGGTGGCGCTCTTGTTATTCAGTTAAGTCCTGGTCGCTGAAGCGCTAAGCGTTTCACCACCATGACAGTATCTAGATAATAACAAATTAACTGGAAGTTGTCAAGTATGTGGGGTTTTTTCATTTAACCAGCTCCGTCTCCAATGCCAGCACCGCCCCGTCGTCTACCTTCATCGCCGTCATGCAGCTACATTTCGTACAGCGTATGCTCAGGATGGTGCCAGGCGCAAGGTAGGCACGGAACCACAGACGCCCGCACCGTGGGCAGCGGTGGTCAAGTTTGCGGATGCGCGGATTGGGGCCGTTATCGCTCATGATTAATTATTACGCTAGTGGAATTGACGCTGATGGGTGATCCGAATCCATGATCGGACAGGATAAATGGTTTTATGTATTCATCGTCCAATCGCTCAATCAAATATCTCTCTACTCTTTCTTGGTCATCGGGATGTATTTCGTGCTTGTGGTTCCCGAAGCTGATATACATATAATTACCATTCCGCGTCGAATAGACAACGGCGCTCGGGTCAAGAAATCCATCTTGCCAATCTACAAGAGGGTGACATGGTGACATTCGTACCTTAATCATTGGGGTGGTCATATCCTCATCCAGTCCTGGTTATCTAGCATCCATTGTATCGTCTTCTCTAAACTCTGCTCAAATCCCACCGGCACCGCCCAGCCCATAGCCGCCATTTTGCTTCCATCTAGGGCGTATCGCAAGTCGTGACCGGGCCTGGCTCCGTGAAAGTCTACCATGTTGTAAAGCAACGTCTTTCCAATCGTGTCGGCAATGAATAACGCCATATCCAGGTTCGATACTTCCTTCTCACCGACGATGTTGTATTTCTCGCGCTGTTCGCCATTGAGTAGCAAGAATAACACGGCGTCGGCCATGTTGCGACAATGGATGTAAAACCGGCTGCCTGATATCTGGCGGGTTTCATCGGCGTGGATGGTGACAACTTCGCCTGCTAGAACTCGATTTACCACCAACGGGATGAACTTCTCCGGGTGCTGCCGCTCTCCAAATAGGTTCATGGTGTGGGTGACGATAACCGGTAAGCCGTAGGTATTTGCATAAGCTAGTGCCAACTCTTCGCCGCCTGCCTTGGTTGCTGCATACGGGTTCGAGCTGTCATAGCGATCCCATTCCTTGTATGCAACGCCTGGCGGAGCAGGACCGAATACCTCATCTGTCGAGAAATATATAAACCGCTCCAAGTAGTCCACCCTGCGGGCATATTCTAGCATGTAGTAGGTGCCCACTACGTTTGACATCACGAACGGGAAGGCATCGACGATGCTATTGTCAACATGCGTTTCAGCGCCCATGTGGACGATGTAATCCACGTTCCCGGTCTCTTTTATTACCCCTTCGCTAATTGGTATCGTAAAGTCTACCGTCAACACGTCAACGCGCCCGCTGTCAAATGCCTGGATGTCTCGCAATCTGTACAGTCCATTGCTGGCGTAGTTGAGTTTATCCCAGACGACGATGCTCCAATCGGTGTTCTTCAGGACATGTTCTACTACGTGATGTCCTGCGAAGCCAGCGCCCCCGGTGATTAGAATCTTGGTGGTCATAGTGCTCCTCTTCCATCCAGGAACCGAGCCATTTCTTCGGCCATGATTTTGAATAGTCTCTCGATCTTCTTTCGTGACCTGTGCGCTATTTCGACAATAGTCCACCAGCCGCGGCCTGAGAAGAATGGGTCTTGGTTCTCTCCGATTACGTCGGGGGCATATCCAAGACGTGATCCGAACTTCGCCTCTGACATACGGCTCTTAAGTCTTACCTCGAATATGTCCGGCTTGCCTTTCTTGCCACCTTCCTCACTGCTGCCCATAGTTCTCCCCAATAACCCCGTTCTCTTATACCAACCGCCAGGCCATTGGGGCGGATATGGCAATACATTCTCCCAAATTACCAATAGCGATGTGAGCAGCACCTGTTTTATGAATTTCATATACATGTACGGAAAGGCTCTAAACCGCTGTATAAGTGGTTCCAGTCCGGTTGCTTGAATTCTTAATGGCATTAGTACCTCACCACGCTTATCTCAGGCGTCCAGGCTCGCAGCATAGATACCGCCTGTTCAACTTCGAGGTCTCCGAAGTAGCCATACAACTGGCGGAGGCTCTCACGGAATAGCTCCTCTGATACAATGGGTTGAAGCCAGCAGCGGCAATTATGTGTTACAATACCATCAGCTACATATAAGCCACTATTTGTTTGGAGGTTGTAAACATGACCAGAAAAATTCACATTCCCAACCTTGATGACTTCCTGGAGAGATACAAGGCCGGAGAGTCCGAAAAGTCCCTTGCTGATGAAATCGGCGTCAATCGTTGGACTTTCAGAAAGCGCCTGATTGACAACGGTATCGCCCCACGTGGAAGATCCGAAGCCGAACTCGCCAAGTGGTCTCGAATGGACAACGCCCAACGCAGTACCCAGGTTAGCGCCGCCCATGAGGCCGTCAGAGGCAGAGTTGCCTCTGACGGAGAATTTGCCATGAGGGCAAAGACCAGGGAGGGCAACATCATGTACAACGTCAGCGTTGATAAGATTACCCTCGCTGATTGGTTGCGCTCCAACGGGGTCGAGTCGATTTGTAACTTTGCCGTTGGGCCGTATAATTGCGATCTTGGAATTGGCTCCGTCATTGTGGAAGTCTGGGGCGGAAACTGGCACCCTAAAATCTTCGAGGCCAAGAGAACTAAATACATTCTCGATAGTGGGTATCATGTTCTTTTTGTTTATCTCGGTAGAGTGCCCCTGAATGTCGTAGTTGTCACAGACCACATAATCGCCTTTCTTGATCTTATGCGCACTCAGCCATCCGCGGTTCGTCAATACCGGATGATTGGGGGTGACGGCGAGGTTATTTTCAGCCGTACCAATAGTGACAACATCTCCCTCATACCACCGTTTACTGCCAGACGTAACCCCACCAATGGGAGATACGAGAGAGTCCCCAGGTAGGCAATTCGGATGTCTGGGCGGGCCGTCTATGTATGCGCCGTTCCACCTCAGTAGCTGCTCCGCCTTCCTCATAGCCTTGTCGTAAGCGTCACCCACCAGCGCCTGCATTTGTGGGCTGCTGGCTATGTCGGTGGGCGTCTGGATGAAGATGCCATCAATCGATACAATCTCGCCGTGTAGCGGACCGCACAGAGGACAGACCTTTTCATCCATCGCCGTCGCCCAACGCATACCGCTAACTACGCCGGTGGCCTCCCATGCCAAGACGTTACCCTTGGCGTATACCCTGGTAACTTCGGTGACTGCAATCCGTGACGCCCTGGCACTGCCAAATAGCGGAGTAAGCCGCGCCTCCAACATGGGCAGCGGTTCACCCGAGCGTATCCATGCGCCTATTACCTCAATGGCCTGGTTGCGGGTGGATGCGCTTATACCTGCTACGGTATTCAACCTGTACACGTCGAGGAAATCAATGGCGTCATGATTGAACACGTCCCAGTTAAGCAGGATGCGCACCGCTTCGGGTAATAGCTCAGCACCGCCTGCACCGCCTGCCAGTAATACTTCCAGCGTTATTTCGGCTACTTCATCCCAATAGCGCTGTTCTTCATTGCTCCAGAATTCTGAGGACGGTATATTCACCTTTTCGCCTCTCTTTTTACGCGCCCTTTCTGCTTCCGGAGAAAATCAGTCATTAAGTTCTTGTATCGCTCTTCGTAATAGCGCCGGGTTTCGTCGTCTGGCGATAGCCCTGCGGCGTATACGCTCATTTCCTGGTTGGCAGGTTGACCAAATGGCCCTTGCTGCGGTAACATTTCTTTCGCTTCCTGCTTGGCCTTTTCACGCTCCGCTTCCAATTCCTGCGGGTCCACATCTGGCAGTCCGATTGTACTTCGGAGCCATAGTTCATCAGTGGGCAACCAGGTGATCTTATCTTCCACTTTCTGGAATAGGTCAGCCAACATCGCCACGTCAATATCACCGGCGGGGCTGTGTTCCAGGCGGATACCTTCATCATCCATCCCGTTCAACCGCAACAGCTTTTTGAGTGCATATTCCGTGTGTGTCTCTGCGATGATATCAGCAATGGCGTTTACCACCATCGAGAAAAAATCAGTCATATCGCTTGACAATGCCTGGGTGCCAACTTTGTCCTGCCCCAATATAAGGAACTGAGATAACGCCGCCATTAGTATACGGCTCTCGTAGCGTTTGATTATGGTGTCGGTGTCGAAAATACGAGATCCACCGGTTGACGCCAGCGTAAAATGCCACTTCTGGTGATCTCCCTCACCGGTTGGAGGCGGCAACACGACGCCCGACTGTTCATCGTTGCGAATGCGCTTTACCAATGCTTCGGCCTTGCTCACATCGCTAGCGCTGTCGTTTTCGTCGGTGGTTGCGCCCATAGGCGGCGTGATGACAGGCAGCCCTGCCAGGTCTCGCTCTATTCCGATGGCCTCGATTTGCTGGATGTTCTTGCAGTAGTAATACGGTATCCAGGCGGTGCGCAGCATAGAGCGCCCCTCTGGGTTATTCTTCTCGGAGCGGGTGCGGTACAGCACCATCTTCTTGATTGGTATAGTGATGATCTGATACGTTGGCGCACCCTGCTGCTCCATTCCTTCCAGTCCGCCGTTATCGTCAAGTAACCAGCGGAACACGGTATCCTGTCCACGGATGGCAAACTTGCGCCATACGAGCTGGTTCGACTCGTTGCGCTGCCAGACAATCTCAAACGGCGCATATCCGAACGGTAGCATAGACAACGCCTCAATGATATGGTCCCCCCAATTGTGAGACATGCCATCCATGGCATCCTGTGCGAACTCGACCCGCGGATCTTCCTCTCCAACATCGCTGACATACTGCCAGTCAACACCGCGGATGGATTGCTCGGCGGCCAACAGCATAGCGCCAACTGCTGGGCTGTTATTTCGCATTTCATTGTATTTCTTGTAGCCGTCTTGACCTCGCAGTTCGGTCAGGAATTCTTCTTGAATCCTGCCCGACCACTCGTTAAGTCCGCTGTATCCTATTTCTTTTTTAGCCATAGTTTCCCACCTGTTTCTTTTTGCATTTTGCGCATTATGTTTATAACTTCTTTAAGATCTCCGGCGATGGATATGTCTACTTGTGCCCAATTGCCAGGTTTTCGCTCTATGTGAAAATGAGTTACGGCTCCTGTCAATTCCAACTCTTTACCTTTTTTGGTCTGCATCCACAAGCGGGTTATGTCTCCAATGTGTATCATATCAATACCTCTTGAACCTGCTACCATCTTCGGCATGGTTATGTGTGCTCCATTTGCTCTTCTGGGCTGGTTGCTTGGATGGTAGGGATGCCGCTGTGGTTAACCCCAAATCGGTATAAGCCCACACCTCGGCATCCAGCCTGTCAGGACTTGGCCCCTCACCAGGCACCCAACCAGTCCATTCTTTCTCCAATTTCGGTAAATGCCCAACATGGTGCGCTTTGCCTAACTGGAACACAGTAGCAACCGGCTGGGCTCTCACCTGTTTACCGCGGGATGCGTTTACTACTACAATCGGCACATTCAGGCCACGCAGAACTATTTCGTCGTCAATCTCCAATACCGCCTGCCGGATGTTGTTCTTTACCATGTCACCGCCGAAGTTGATCTCGACTACAATTCGGTCGGCACCAACCGCATGATAACAACGCAGTACAGCAATCGCCCAGTCCGCTGAATCCGTTCCGTATGGCGTTGAGTAGTCTCCAATTGTGTATCCGTGCCACTCACGCCCAACGCGGGCTTTGCCTGCCGGGATAATGCCGCATTGCCCAGCGCCGCCTGATGGATCTACTCCCACGACAATAGTAGTAAGTTCAGGCGCAAATTCTACCCGTGTTTCGTCAAATATCTCAGATGTCAGCAATGCGCTAGGGTCATCGGCGTCGATGTCATGTTGGCTCTCAACCTCAAAGGCGTTGGGACCAACCCGGTTTATCTCATCTTCGCATACTTTTGTGTTGAAGCCTTTCCATAATGCCTGCCCTGCCGTTACCACCCAGCGTATCTTATCGCCGTCCTTTGTCAGCTTGTAATCCAACCCGTCAACGGCTTTGTGTGGTCCGCTTACAATCCGCTCAGTCAGGTAATCAGCAGCGCCTTCGGTGCCTGGTACCAGACTTAGCCCATGCGCTATGCTTCTGTCGTGAATGAGGTTCTGACAGAATAACACCACGCAATTTGGTGCCCCAGCGGGTAGTATAGATGTGGTAATAATCTCTCTCTTTTTCTTGACGGCGTTGGTGGTGTCGTGTCGCTCGTCAATGTCATCGAAGATAATCAAGTCAGGCCGCGCCCAGTCAATCTTCTGACCTCTCACCGCTTTGTTGAGTCCAACCGCTTCGACTGTAAAACCGTTGGATGTGGTAACGATGCTTCGGTTCCATGATCGACTGCCGTTCTTGCCCACTCGCGGTTTCGATACATGAGGCCATGCCCTTGTTACGTCTGCGCTTTCCATCATGTTGGTGATGGTTGCGATGTGCTTGTCAGCCTGGTCTTGTGTACCACAGGTATACATACAGTAGGTTCGTTTTCCACGTCCACCCAGGTCAACGGCGGCAATCTCCGCATGGGTTGACTTGCCACGCCCACGGGGCCAGATGGCAACGAATGGGCGCGGGCTGTTATCGGTCGTGATGCTGTCTATCCACTGCCACATTTCCTCATGCGGTTCGCTCAGTTCATGCCACAGGTAGCGCGGGAAGATGTTTTGTAAACGTTCAGTCCAGGGTAAGTCGCCCTCAATTACTGGCTCTATCCGTGGTTTATCTCCAAATGCAAACTTACCCGTATTGACTTCAGGAAGTTGTATCTGAGGCAGCATTACTCAGCGCCTCCAGTAATCGGACGGCTTTGTCCGTCATCACGCCGTGCAATACAGCCACGTCGGATGCGGTTTGTTTCTTTAGCCAAGCCGGATCTTTGAATGCCTCCGCCTGAGCTTGCAGTGCTTCAAGGTTGGTTTCCAGGTATTTAACGAGCAAGACGCCGATATCCTTTTTTTGGGTCGGATCTTTCGGACCCCCATTGGTTTTCCAATAGGATACCGTTCCCTTGGGGATATCGTATTCTTTGGCTACACTGCAAATAGACTGCCCAGATAAAAGAGCTGCTATTACCGTTGCTCTGGTTTCTTTGCTGTATTGCCTTCTCATTTTAGCCTACCACCATACTCGCTTTGCTCTCCCTCTCGCTCCACTTCCAACACACCCCGCACCATCATGTGATGCCAATCGATTAATACCTTCGCCTGTTCGCGGCATTGCTCGGGTAGGTTCAATATCACGTTCACCGAGCCGTCGGCCATCGTGTTGATCTTGCGCACTTCGGCGGTGAATTCGATGGCGTTGACGGTCATCAATAAACTTTCTTCAACTGGTCTTTCCAGATCCAATATCCTTCTTTGTAAATGTCACCTTCCATGTCCTTATATACCTCACATGCCACTTCCCCCCCGTCAACAGCTTGACATGGGTAATAGAACAAGAGCCGATAGCCTTCGTAAAACAAGGTCCCGGTATTTATTCCCAGGATTGGAACACCAGAATCGTTTACGCCGGTTTCTGCAAACAGCGGGCACTTCTCTTCCTTGCATTCCAGCAGCCACACCTGGATTGGCGGGGGCGTCGGCTCCGGCGGCGCGGGCGTAGCGGTCGCGGTCGGTTCAGGCGGCGCAACGGTTGGGGTTTCGTCGCAGGCGGCTAACAATATGACTGCCATAATGAACAGTAATGTGATAGTAAGTAGTTTTTTCATAGGGCTATTCCTTTCGACTTCCCAAGCACAGAAGTCGCTAAATCTTCAAGACTTAATCCATATTCTTTTTCTTCTGTTGTTAAGTCTCTATCGCTAACTATTAATACCTCTCGCGGTGGACGTTCTCCAAATTCTATCCATAGCTTAGTATAGTGCCAAGGGTGCTTAATGAACAGCAATAAATAAAATAGATTATCTTTCATGGTTCAGTCCTTTTCTAATTGTTTTTCAAATTCTGAATCGAAATCTGCTACACATGTTGCTTTGCCATCGGCACCAATTGTCCATCCATCAACTGGTTCTGCATTCGTCGTCACCGGCTCCGCAAGCGCACACTCGCACTTCTGCACCCACGGCGCATGAACTACTGCACATAGCGGGCATTGCCAGCCTTGGGGTGGGCCGGTTTGGACGTAGTGGATGTCAGGCTGAATGCAATTCCAGTTCCCACATTTTCCATCTGTGGTCTCAATTGGCAATCCACAACTTCCACATCTTCCGTTGAATGTAAACATGGTTCATCCTTTCATATAGGCACGGGGTCGGAATTGCACCAACCTCAACATTTCAAAGGGTTGTTTGTGTATCTGCCCGTCCGTGTGCGCACACGCTGACTATAACGCATTAGCTGTCTGCCGTCTGGCGCAGTCCTATGGCATTATTTGCATTTCATCTCTGTCCGGGCTGCCGTGCTATTTCATTATCCTGTACACTTTTGTACAGGTTGGCAGGGGCGGGCCTCAGTCCCATGTTCGGCTCCGCCTACCCAGTTAAGACTATAAGCGGTAACTTTCGTTACTATTCGGTGGGCCTGGGTAAGAACTCCTCGCCTAGATAGTCCGGCTTTCGCCGGGGCCTTATTTGGATGCCCCTGACTACCAGAGCCATGAGGGGCTCTTTCAGCAAGGAGGAACCTAGTAGCGGAGGCAGGGATCGAACCTGCGACCTGAGGGTTATGAGCCCACCGCGCTAACCTCTGCGCCACTCCGCATCTCTGCTACACTAAATCCTTCACAATATCATATATCTGCTTCACCGCCTCACAACACCCACACGGCTCCGGCTTCGGCTCCGGCTCCGGTTCATCCTGCTGCCAGCCACACCACCGATAAAACTCCGATAAACTTCCGTTAAAACGGTTAAGGTCAATGTCACGGCTCTCAGCGCCAAATTCAGCACCGCGCCCGTTCTTGTCCGCGCTCCATTGCCAGAATGCCCACATGTTCCACGGAAGCGGGCGGTATCGTCCATCGCTCCAGGGGCCGGTTAGCGTGTTGGAATAACGCGCCGCCCATAACAGGTAATCGCTCGCCCATATTGGGTTGCCTACGTTGGGGTTCCAGAATGTGCCGCGGGTGTAAATAAGGGGCATCATGTGATGTTGGCCTCAACTCTCAATAGGAACTTATATAGCCAGCGCGACACATTGTATGGAGAATCGCTGTTGGGGTTGCACTCGACATCTGCACCTGGCGGTATCTTCCACCATACATCATTCAGTAACCCGCTGAAGTAATCCGCCTGTTTTATTGGGTCATGGTTGGGTCGGAAATACCAGTAGCACCCCATTGGTATGCGGTGCTGGAAATCATCAGCGTTGAGATAAAAATGATAATCTGTATAACACACGCCAGTCACATTATCAATACTTCCCGCCCGTATAATTATCCCGTCCGCACCGGCGGCGATGGTTTTGTCGGGATTCATCTTACCCTGCCAGTGGCTAATGTCGAGGACGGTTACGGGGCGGGCGGTGGCGTCGGCGAAGTCTACCGGGTAGGCATCGTCGGCAAAGTCCGTCTTGAATTCTATCGGGTAGGTGTCGGTAGTTGGGTGTATCATCCTAGCTCCAATGTGGGCTGAACTACTACATCCTGCCCATCCAAAAAGAACCTAAGCCAGCACGAACCGTGAGTAGTCGGACCCATGCCCTTTTCTACTGCGTAACCTTCGGCTCCATCACGCCACTCGTCTTTGTAGCCCGGTGTGCGAATGAAGTAGCATGTGTCAACCTTTACCTTGCCGGTTGGTGTCAAGCGTTCGCGGGCAATGGGCATGATATATGCCTGGTGGTTGTGTCCGTTGTATATTATGTCAGCGTCCGGTGTATAAACGCCCTGGCGATTGGTTTGAATAGCTCCGCGGGTAACAGGTGCGTGACCGCCAAAGCCGTGATTGTACTT